TTTGAAAAAGCTTGATATTGTGATCTGTTAATTTTTGAAAGTGGTGTATCTACATCACTTGAGTTTCTGAAACTAGCTTCAAGAACATCTGAAACCATATCAACAAAATTTGTAACTGCATCACCAGAACTGTGAGCTGCTGCTGTCGTACCATCTGCTCCACGTCCAGAAGCAACGCAAATAATATTATTACCAGAAATAGAAGTGTATTGTATTACTTCGTTATTAATTCTAATTTTTCCTGTAGGATTCATATTTTTAACAGAGGCAACAGGTATAGTTGTAGCCGTAGCTAAAATACCAGATGTTAAAGTTGTAGTTATTCCGTTTGCGTCTCCGTCAGATGGAGATCTAAATAATGTGTATTGGTTTTGACCAGACGCTAATGTAATGGCTGTTCTATCTACTTCCCAAAAATGCAAACCTCTATTGTCCCATTCTTGAAACATTATGTTTAAAGAACGTCTTGCTGATCTTAGATCATTACCAGAGTAATCAAAGAAGCCTAATCTTTCAAAAGCCTCTGTAATAATATCATCGATCGAGAGAAATTTCTCGAATGTACTTGTGCCTGAGAAAGCCACTTAAACCTCCTACGCGTTACTTCCGCCGCTATGAAAAACAGTTATAGCTGTAATCTGTTCAGTAGTAAATGCAGAGTAAACATCTGTTTTAAATAAAATTGGTACAGGAAAATTAATTGTCATGTCATGAACATGAGCAGCCTTATTTAATTTTACTTTTGATGTTCCACCTGATCCACCATCTTTAAACTCTAAAACTCCAGCTACGTTAGGACCAGATACATGAACTCCATATACTCTAGTTCTTCCAGACTGAACAGTTTTAGTTTCAGTAGTTACGTTAGTTGCTACTCCATCAATTGATGATCCAAATGTTGTCATTTATATTTTCTCCTTAAAATTTTATGCGGGCCCGAAGGCCCACATATAATTATTTATTACGATCCACTAAAAGGTGTAACGATTGTTCCGTCACCAATTAATAAACCTTCAACCATGTAAGTGTTTTCTGCAGTTGCAGTAAACTTAATTCTAGATCCGATTAAGCCACCTTTAGTAGCATTACCAGCTCCAGCTTCTCCATTTAAATTTACGATATCGTTTGCTGCTGTAGGTACGAAAGCTTTTTTCGATCCATCATCAACACCGATCATAACTGCACCCACAAACTTATCAGTACCATCAGTTGAAATTGTTCCAGTGAATTCATCAATGAAAACTATTTCAAAAGTTGTACCGATTGTACTTGGGTTGTTTGGATCTCTTCCTGGTCCTGCAGATGCTGAATCAGCTCCACCAACGATTGACGGTAAAGTAATCGCTGTAGGTGTTCCAACAGGGTCCATAGTAAGAATTCTGCCTGCGTGAGCTGCTACAGTTAAATTTGTAGCTGCAGTTAACGCAACAGTTGATCCTGGTCCTATTGATTGGAATCCAGCACGTGATCGTACCGGACCATCAAATGTAGTATTTGCCATAGTATTATCCTCCTAATTACGTTCATGCAGTCTTTAGGCCGTCGACTATACTCGTCTACACGAACTTATTTGTATAGTGATTAATTTATATACTAGTTTTTTATAGAGTGCAAGAGAGCCTGTAGTGTGAATGCGATTTATTCAACGATGTAGCTTTTTTTAAGTAGCTACAGAAACTTGGGGTGCAGCGTCTTCCACCTTATTAGCTAGATGCTCTTTTTTAGCTTCTGCTAATTTTATATGGCTAATTACTTCTCTGACTTTTCTGTCAATCTTAACCATATTGAGAGTATATCTACCCTCTTTAAGATGCTCCTGCTCCCATTCTAGATCCAGACCCTTCTTCTTTGTGTAAAGGTCGTTCAGATGTGTTTGCATTTGCTCCATCTATAACCTCCTCATAGGTTATTCTATTAAGACGGCCATACATTCCCGTCTTTTCCCAAACTATACTTTTTTCTCCTAGTTTGTCAAGTACAGCTTGTTCTAGTGAGGCTGAGTTATCTTCTGACATAACAGTAAATCTACCATGATGGTCATAAGCCCAGATATTTACTAGAAATTGTTTCATTTTTGCTTTCTATTATTGAAATGAGGCGGAACTATGTCCCGCCTCAAATTTTCTACGATTACGCTCCAGATACTCCGAAGATACCTCTGTAGTCAGATACACCAAATCTGTATCTTTCTCTAGCTTTGTATCTTACGTTACCAGTATCGAAATCACCTTCCATTGCTGTTCTGATAGGCGATCTTTCGAAATACTTCATACCATTTGGTACGTCAGTAATTAAGAAGAACGCATCAGTGTCAGTTAAGAAATTGTTCACTCTGTAACCTTGAGGAACCATTCCCATAGAAACGATTGCGTTGATATCGTTGTCAGCTGTTGAAGTTCTACCTTGAGACTTCATCAATCTCTCTGCAGTAAACTGTAGCTCAGAAGGAACGATCATTTTCACTCCTCTTGCTGCAATTTTTAAACCTCTCTCATCAGTCATCGCTGCAATTTGAATTAGCGAGTCTTCTAATGAAGTTTCGTTTAAGTCTGCTTGAGTTGATAAAGTGTTAGACACTGTTCCAGCGATCGTTGGGTGGTTTGTAACGAATAAGTTACTACCATCTCCAGAAGTAAAGCTACCTCCAGAGAAACCATTGATCAATGGATCAACTGCTTTAACTTGTTTTGTGTTCGCCATAGATCTAGCTAATGCTTTTGTATATCTAGAAGCAAGTCTGTCATACAAGTTATCCTCGATCGCTTCTTCAGTGATCGCGAATGCAAGCGCAACTGTTTCCATAGTGTATCTAGCTGTGTAAGTCTCTTGAGCTGTGTCAAAAGTTACTGCAGATCCTTCTGGTTTAACTGCTGCATTTGCAAAACCTGATAACATAACTTCCTCTTCAAACGCTCTGTCTGAAGTTTCTGTTACATATATCTCAGCATGCTGATTCTCATAACGTTTATACTCTAAACCGAATAAGGCATTCAAACCCGGCTCGAGTTCCTTGACTAATTGTCCTCGTGATATTGCCATGTTGTTATCTCCTTATTAGATTCCGGCTACTGCCGCTTTGTAGAAGTGCTCGTTAATTGTAACAACGAAGTTAACGTTTGAAGTTGTTAAATCGTTATTGTCAATGTTAGTCGATACTCCCATTACTTTTAGCTGACCTGAAGTTGTACTTACAGTTGAGTCATCTAGCTCTACTTTTGAAACGTAGTTAGCTGAATCACCTGCTGTGTACAAGATGTCGTAATTCATAAAGATATCAGTTTGCGCTGAGGCAAGTGTGTTGTCCGATTGAATCTCGAATCTTTCATACGGGTCATCTGCTACGAAAGCAACAATATCTGTAGCTGTGTTAGAAGCTTTCAGATTGTTTGCAAACGTAGGCTTACTTGTGTTTGCGTCGGTAAAAAATATTCCGTTCAAAGAACCGATCAATGTTTCACCAGCTGCTGCAACTCTTATAGTTCCTTGAGACGCTGCTCTCACAGGGTCTTGGAAATATATAGCTGCTGAACTAGCAGATACACTGTACTCGGATAAACCTTGATTGGCATCATTTTGTCCGACTTTTCCGATTGGTCTTAGACCAAACGCTGCGTCTTTGTTTGCCATGTTATGTCCTCCTTATGAACATTTTAGTTTATCCTCTAGTGGTTTAAGAATTCTTAATTAGGATTTCTTTGAGCCACCAAAAGTCACACGCGATTGCCTATCGATATCGATTGGCATGCTTGGGTGCTGTTCCTTCATAAGATCGTTGTCCATCGCTTCTACCTTGTCGCTATGTTGTTTAGCATAGTACTCAGTTCGTTGCTGTGCAATCTCTTCCGGTACCCTAGCCAGCACTAGGCCGCCTACACCGATCATCCCCTTGTATTTGCCATCTTCAACAACTGGATATTCAGAATCTGGATATTCATCAGCTCTCACTAATTCGTATCCTGATCTTATTCTTCCTTGGATATTTTTCGTATCCTGGAATCCTAAAGATTCTGCTCTTAGCCATCTATGTCTAAAACCTGTTGGCGCAGGGGGTGCATCTAATGATGACGGGGGAGTCCAAACTTTTTTCTTCTGAGAAACTTTTTCTCTAGTCTGACTCGCACGGGATGCTCTTTTATTATCTTCG